ATTGGTTTGTATCCTAAAGATATCGTTGGTGGTGGTACAGGTTCTTACTACTCTGCTGATAACATCTACATCATTGGTCGCCAGCAAGAAAAAGATGGAACAGAAGTCGTAGGTTATAACTTTATTATTAATGTGGAAAAAAGTCGTTATGTTAAAGAAAAATCTAAAATACCTATCAGCGTATCTTTTGATGGTGGGATTAGTAAGTGGTCTGGTTTACTTGACGTTGCATTGGAGTCAGGACACGTTTCAAAACCAAGCAATGGTTGGTATGCAAAGGTAGATAAAAGTACAGGCGAGATTGGTGACAAAGTTCGACTAGCAGATACACAAACTGCTGAATTTATGGAATCAATCTTGAAAGATAAAGACTTCCAAAAATTCATTCAACAAAAATATGAGATTGCGTATGGGAACATTATGGGAGAAACTCCTATTCTGGAAGAAGAAGCCGAAGATGCTTGAAGAGGGTGTAGATTATCAGTTCGTTGATCTAAACGATTCCAAATTGACTGGTGTGGCTATCATCAAAGGAGAATACGAAGGCGTTCTCTACCACTACCATAGAGTCAAAGTTGTCGAAGAAGGTGCTTTAGCAAGATTACAATTTGGTTATACGATTGTGCATCCTGGTAAACACGATATCGATGTATTGACAGCAGACGAAAATTTACATACAATGATGGGAGATATTCTCTCATCAATTCTAATGGCTAAAACGAATGAACAGACTAGAACAAACGATTCTGAAGAATCTGATTTACAATGAAGACTATGCACGAAAAGTATTGCCATTCATTCATCCTGAGTATTTTCAAGACAACACTGAAAAGATAGTATTCAAAGAAGTTTTTTCTTTTATCAATCAGTACAAGAATCTTCCGACATACGAAGCACTTGTAATTAATTTCACGGAAAAGAAAACCCTGACCGAGCAAGAAGTTCGGTCAGCGGTTGATCTGTTGACGAAAATTAATGTTGAAAAGAATGAACCTACAGAACTGAAATGGTTGACAGAGCAGACTGAAAAGTTTTGTCAAGACAAAGCAATCTACAATGCAATCATGGAGTCTGTAGGTATTCTTGATGATAACAATCACAAGAAATCTAAAGGTGAGATTCCAAAGCTGTTGAGTGATGCTCTTGGTGTTTCTTTTGACAGCAACATCGGTCATGACTATATGGAAGATGCAGATGCGCGATTTGAATCTTATCATCGTGTAGAATCTCGCGTTAAATTTGACTTGGACTTGTTCAACAAAATTACCAAAGGCGGTCTACCAGTAAAGACTTTGAACATCGCACTTGCAGGTACTGGTGTTGGTAAATCGTTGTTCATGTGTCATGTCGCAGCGTCTTGTATCAATCAAGGTTTGAATGTTTTGTACATCACAATGGAAATGTCTGAAGAAAAGATTGCAGAGCGTATTGATGCAAACTTGTTGAATGTAACTTTAAATGATCTGCACAACCTATCTAAAGAAGAGTATGATCGTAAGTTTCAACATCTCAAAACAAAGACACATGGCAAACTAATCATCAAAGAATATCCGACTGCATCAGCATCGACTCTACACTTTCGTGCTTTGTTGAACGATCTAGCACTTAAGCGCACATTCAAACCTGATATCATTTTTATTGATTATCTTAATATTTGCTGTTCAGCGAGGATTAAGCCTGGATCGAATATTAACAGTTATACTTACATTAAGTCTATCGCCGAAGAACTTCGTGGGCTTGCAGTTGAAAATAATCTACCCATCGTATCTGCAACACAAACGACACGAAGCGGGTTTACTTCTTCTGATCCAGGTCTTGAAGACACTTCAGAATCGTTTGGCTTGCCAGCGACTGCTGACTTTATGTTTGCGCTGATTGCTAATGAACAGTTGGATGCTTTGAATCAGATCATGGTCAAACAGTTGAAGAATCGCTACAATGATCCCTCACACTATAAAAGATTTGTCGTAGGTATTGACAGAGCCAAGATGAGACTGTATGATGCAGAAGTATCAGCACAATCAGGACTGTCCGACTCTGGACAATCTGAACCTGATGATGGTCCGATCAATACTTTTGGTAACAGAGAAAGAAAGTTTAGCAAGAACTTTGAAGGTATCAAAGTTTGACTTCAATGATAGATAAATATATAATTGGAGGAAATTATGACTGCGAACACTATACTTTCTGATATAAATGAAATTTACACAGCATTTGTATTAGCTAATAAAAAATGGTTTGATAAAGAAGCCCAAAAACAATATAATACCAGAATTAAACAAGCTAAAGTTGATGAAGTTGAAGATGCTCACGGAAAAGCTGAAGTTATGGCAGAACAATTTTTAAAGTGGGCAAAACAAAATGGATATAAACTTCCAATAAAAGGCGTTTGGTGGACTGCTCGACCAGGTTCAATGTCTGATGCTGTTGGTGTAGAAGTAGATCAAAGAAAAAATCCAACTGATGTTTTAATAAAATTTACATCAGGTCCTGCGAATGGTTTTCTTGGATTGTCTGCAAAGGCAACCCAAGGAAATGGAGAAATAGGATTTAAAAATCCAGGTCTAGGTACAGTGGATAGAAATTTGAAAATAAATCTTGCTGATGAATATGCAAATCAACTAAAACAAACCATTCAAATGTTTGGATTACCTGAATCTGCACAAACAAGAAAAGAATATATTCGTTCGAATCAAGGCATAAAAACAAAAACAGAAGAAATTGGTGTGAAAATTTTATCGGCAATGCGTGATGAACTTTTCACTAAACTTCAGAGTTTAAAACAGAAAGAATTATTGAAATATCTTTTGACAGATTGGATGGATGCAGATGTGATATATCCTCCTTATGTTAAAGTTACAGGACAAGGTAACAAACCTCCATATCGTGCAGTTGTTATGGACCCTTTAAAGAATGATAAATTAGACGCTTTGGCCAAATATGAAATTTCTCTTGCAAAAGTTGGAAATGAATCTATTGGTGTGATGGCTGGAACTAAAAAGATTATGAAAATTCGTTTTAAATTCGAATCGGAAAAAATGGCATCTTCCGTAAAACTTTCAGGCGACCCCTACTAACATGAAATTCTCAGAATTCTTAACCGAAGACACTGGCGGTAAAAACCTTCATCTTGAGCATATCGAAGATGAGGTTCTTAATGGTGGTGTTACGGGTACTCGCGCAGCAATTAACTTTCTACTATCTTTACGTGATATGCTTGCAGGTCACTCAGAGGCTAGAGTTAATGTCACAACGAAATGGGATGGTGCACCTGCTGTCTTCTGCGGCATTAATCCGGAGAACGGTAAATTCTTTGTTGCCACTAAAGGTATATTCAACAAGAACGCAAAGTTGAATTACACTGACGCAGATATTGATGCGAATCATGCATCAGAAGGATTGAATGCAAAACTTAAAGTTGCACTTCGCTACTTGCCTAAGTTAGGCATCAAAGGCGTTCTGCAAGGTGATATGATGTTCTCAAAAGGTGATCTGAATCCTCAGACAATTGATGATGAAGAATATATTACTTTTCAGCCAAATACAATCGTGTATGCTGTACCTTCAGATTCTAAGTTAGCACAGAGTATGAAAGCAGCACAGATGGGCATCGTATTTCATACTTCATACACAGGTAAGACTATCGAAGACTTGAAAGCATCATTCAACATTGATATCAACAATCTTACTCCTACAAAAGATGTTTGGTTTCGTGACGCATACTTCGTTGATGCATCAGGCACAGCAACATTCACAGAAGAAGAAACGAAACAAGTTTCAAGAATTCTTTCGAATGTGGGAACACTGTTTCAAAGTATCAACCCTATGGTCTTGAACAAGATTTCAGTAAGCGAAACTTTATTGGTGCAAATCAAAACATTCAACAACACAAAGGTTCGTGAAGGGCAAGCAATCAAGAACACAGCACTTCATACACGCGAACTAATCAATTGGGTTGAAGCGAAGTTAAACAAAGAAATTCTTGCCGTGAAGATGGAAAACACCAAGAAGAAAAAGCAGTTAGAGAAGACAGAGATTATGCGCTTCTATCGTTCTAATGCAGCAGAACTGAAAAAGATTTTTGATATACAAAATGGGTTAGTTGAAGCTAAGAACATGATTATCAAAAAGCTACAACAGATGCGACAAGTGACTAGCACATTCTTAAAAACAGATGATGGTTTCAAAGTAACAAATCCTGAAGGCTTTGTTGCTGTGGATAAATTAAAAGGTAATGCAGTAAAATTAATCGACAGGCTAGAATTCGCACACGCAAACTTTACAGCCGCTAAAAATTGGAGTAAGTGATGGAGCATTTTAACAATATCAGACAATGGGCGCAAGACCGAAACATCATCGATGGCAGCACACCAAAAGCACAGATGGTAAAATTGATGGAAGAGATTGGTGAACTTGCTAGTGCTATCTCAAAAGATAATTTTGAAGAGATTATAGATAGTATTGGAGATGCTGCTGTTGTACTCACAGTTATTGCTGAACAGTATGGACTGAAAGTAGAATATTGTATCGGTTGCGCTTACGAAACAATCAAAGACCGCAAAGGTAAAATGGTCGACGGAGTTTTCATTAAAGAAAGCACTTAATGGCTTACGATCTAAATAAGATACTAGCTGAATATGGAGAAGATGATTTTGGATTCTCTGCTGTTTCAGAAGAAGAGTACAATAAAGTAATCAACGAAACTGCAGGTACAGCAGAGGCTTATAAAGATAGGCTCAAAGAAGTTGAGAAACTAGTAGTACCATTCTTCACTAAGTTGTTGAAGACAGCAGACAAAGAATACATTTACTGGCCTAATCGTAAAACGATGATTGAAACACAGATTCAGAAAATCTTAACTTTAACGAGGGATTAATATGCCAAAGAATATTAAACCTGATATTCTACCTAAAGCAGGTGCAGGACAAGATGGAACAGAAACATTAGTGAATTCGTATAAGAAAGATACGCCTGGTTATGAGCAGCAAGTAAAAAAGAAACCAGTATCTTTTAAAGGATATATTCAAAAGAAGCAATAAATTATTGGAGTCGTTATGAAAGACATTGTGGTTGGTTGTATTACTGGTTATAATTTTGATAAGATTAAACCGTGGGTTAATTCATTAGATAGGTCTGGTTTCACCGGTACCAAAGCTATGATTTGTTATAATGTAGATTATGAAACCGTTGATGAGCTTGTCAAACGAGATTACACAATTCTCGCCTTCAAAAAGAATGACCAAGAAAAACGATTTGAATATAAACCACAATTCTCAATTGTTGTGGAAAGATTCTATCATCTCTGGTACTTCCTTAAACAATTAAAAGGTCAATATCGCTACATCATTACTACCGATGTAAAAGATGTTATCTTCCAATCTAACCCATCAACTTGGTTAGAAAACAATATTAAAGACAAAAAGATTAATGTTGCCTGTGAATCTATTAGATACAAAGATGAAGAATGGGGTAACAATAACCTCCTTAAATCATTTGGTCAATTAATTCACGACCACAATAAAGACAACCTGATATACAATGCAGGAACAATCTCAGGCGAGTTTGATACAATGCTTGATGTGTTTCTCAACATATATTTGTTATGCAATGGATCGTCTCCATTTATCGATGGCGGTGGTGGTCCCGACCAAGCTGCATTGAATGTATTACTTAATATGAAATCTTACAAAGATATCACAAACTTTGCCATGTCAGAAGATGGTTATGCGGCTCAATTAGGCACAACTGGTCCACAAATACACGGTAAATATGCTGACAAGCTGGTTGA